ATGGCCAAGGGACGACCATGGGACGGCGGGTATATCCGTGCGGACAGTAAGGGGCGCGAGACCTACTACATCTATCGGAAAATCGGCGGGAGGCTCTTTGAGGTAAGTACCCGCTGCCATACGAGCCGGGCTGCGCACGAGCAGCTCAGGCGCTTTGAGGCGGATCCCAGCAACTACAAGCCGGGTGGGGAGGTTGCCGAGGAGGGCGTTCTCTCCGTCACCCCTGAGCTGGCCGAAGCGTTCCTGCGCTGGTCCCTCGACGAGAAGAAGAACACGCCAAAGTGGGTGAGAGATCAGCAGCGCTCGCTCGCGTGGTGGGCAGCTCAGCTTGGAGCGGCGGACCTGCGAAAGATAAAGACCGCGCGGCTCGTCAGTGAGTTGGACAAGGCCGAAGGGGGGCGGAAGCAGCACATCGCCACGTTCAAGGCGTTCTGCGGGTGGCTGATCAAGGTTCGCCACGTTCTACAAAAGCGCGAGGACCCGAGTTCAGGTCTGTCCGTGCCGCAAGCTCGTCCCGAGCAGTGGACGACGCCGAAAGCGGTTACGCGAGAGCGGTTCCTATCCGTCCGTGAGCATCTGACTGGGCTATGGCGCGACGCGCTCGACGTGCTGGCGGGCACCGGCTGGCACTTCAATGAGCTGAGTCGATTCGCTCTTAGAGGCTCTGTCGAGCGGCATCCGATGACGGGTGGGAACGTGCTCGCATGCCCCCAAACAAAGGCTGGCGAACCGCTGCGTACAGAGGTTAGCGACGGTGTCGCGGATGCTGCTCGCAGGATCTTGGAGCAGCGGGAACTCGACTACTTCGCTTTCCATCGGAGCCTTGAGCACGCGAGCACAGCCGCTGGCCTCAGTGAACCCCTCCGACCTGGGCACATGCGGCATTCCGTCGCGACGTGGGCGATCAATGCCGGGGCGCATCCTGCCGCAGTTGCCGCGTTTCTGAATCACAAGAGCGAACGCACGACAAAACGCTTCTATGCGACGCACGCGGTGCCAGCGAAGGTGCCAACGCTGTTCTAGTCGAGCTTGAGGGCGCGAATTGCGGCGCTCGCGTCCTGCGCCCGTCGAGCCCGGTTTGTACGCATGCTGGAACTATTGCGAGGTAGAGGGGCGGGTTCGGTTCCCTCCCTCGCGAGTCGTTCGACCTCCTCTCTTGGGAGCTTGAGCCGTCCGAGTACAAGCACAGGCCGCAGATGGCCTGCTTTGAGCAACTCGTCGAGCGTGCGCCCTCGGCTAATCCCCAACAGTCTGGCAGCCTGCCGCTTCGACAGGAGAAGTGGGGGCATGGATGCATTTCGTCCGGGACCCGTGGAGTGATCGGACATCGCTACCTCGGGAAGACCTTCCGGGGCGCGAGTCGGCCGACGACGTGAAGGCCGATGCCGACGGCATCCCAAACGTTGTGGTGCTTGTCCTGGGCGCGCGGGAGCTGCACCCGCAGGTGTTCGTGCGGTCGCTCGCCGAGGCGCGCTTTAATGCGCTCGACCATGACGTCACCGTCGAGCGTTCCCTTCCACTCGCGCGGCAGGAAGCTGCGCTCACTCGTCGCGCGAAGCTCACCGGCAACCCGGCCGACGACTCCCGCGAGTTCAATCAGGTCGTTCGGGTCGCCCTTGCTCTTCCCGGCCGTGTAGACCTGGGGGCATTCGCTCGCGACGGTGACGGAAACAACCACGCCAGCGGCCCTGAGAGACTCCAGGAACGACGAAACGAACGCGGCGACCCCTCCCGCCATGCGCGACCATGCCGCGAGCCCACGGGCCTTCCGCTCGGGATTCGTGGGCATGCCCGCCGCGAGCAGTTCGCCCGAGTCCAGGTCGAAGATCGCGACGCCACACTCGCGAAGCCCGGGGTCGAGCGCCACGAGTAGATTTCGAGTCGTCAGCATCAGCGGGCCGCAATCCGGAGGTGAGGGAAACCCGCTTCTCCTTCCAGCGTGGACATCAGCCGCAGCTCGTCGAAGTCGGCGACATCAAAGGCGACCGCGCCTTCGAGGTCCGCGTCGAGATACGGGCAGAGGGAGGGCGAGAGCTGTTCGAGCGCGTCGGTTGTCTTGGCCATGCGTTGCACCAATCAGGGAAAGGGTTCCCTCCCTAAATGGGTGCGGATTTCGGCCGTGGTTCAGGCAGCGCGCTTTGTTGGTGGCTCCCAGACGAGCAGCCGCCCGGAGCTGTCGCGCACGGTGGCGACGTCCTTCGACATGATGCGGGACAGCGCGGGCTCGGCTTCGATTGCCGGTGCCAGGTCGGGAGTCGTCTCCTTCATCGCCTCGCGCATCAGGTACGCCTTGCGCTCGGCTGCGTCGTGCATCCGCTGGGCGTCATTGGCGAGCAGCTCGCTAATCAGCTCGTCATGCACCATGAGGACGAGTCGCGAGCCGTAGAGCGGCGAGCGACGGTCGACGTACATCTCGCGGCTGACACGCCACATGGCGAGCTTGCACCCGACAGCGCCGAGCCCCTGGAATGGCGTGTTGAGAATCTGCGTGTAGCCGCACCCGCCGCGCAGGATGTTGGCCCCCGGAATCATCACATCGGCAAAGCCGCCCCCGTAGGTGCTCGACTTCGCTCGCTGCTGTAGCTCGCGCTGCTCAGGCCACGCGTTGAGCCACTTCGTGTCCAGTTCCTTCGCGACTTCGACGCAGGCTCGGCAGACCATCTTCGGCTTCCGCTGCACGGTGATGACAACGCGCTCGACGCCGCAGACGTCTGCGCGCTTCGCCAGCAAGCAGAAGGAAACCCGGTCCTTCGCGCGTGCGTTGTAGACGAGCGAGCCGCCCGTCATCCCGCCGCCCTTGCCGAAGTTGAGAATCTTCGCGAGCTGCCGGAAGGCGACCGCGAGGGGCTCTTTCGCCTTCACCTTCGGAAGTAACTCGTCGTAGCTCGCCCCGAGGAATTCGGCCGCGGCAAGGGTGTGGACGTCGAGCCCGCTGTTCAGTGCTTCGGCCATCTTCGAGAAGCCGAGTTCCCAGATGGCCCGCTGAGCCATGGTGCGAAGCTCAAGCCCGCCGTAGTCGACCGAGCAGTAGACGAAGCCGGGACGGGCCTCGTGGACCTCTCGGATGCCGCCCTTCTGCGGGAGCTGCTGGTAGTCGCTCGAAACGCGCGTGGTGCTGACGAGCACGTTGAATCGCGGATTGATGGGGAGCGAGGTGCCCGCTTCGACGACGTCCAGGTAGGTCGACTTGTACTTGTCGACGCGCCCGCTCTTGCCCAGGTCCTCAAGCAACGCGTCGCCCGAACCGAGCAACGTGTCACGGTCGGTCGCGACCTGGCCGTCGGGGAATCGGTCGCTGGGTGCCGTAATGGGAGGCTGTCCGTCGTAGGCGGCAGTCACGAGCGCCGCGAGGCGCTTCGAATCTTTGGTGCCATCCACACGGTAGATGCCCGCCGCCTGGAACTTGGCGCGGTTCTCTCCCCACTCCCGTTCCACCCGCTCCCGCAGCACGGCGACCGAGTCACCGTTCGTCCGGAGTCCCCAGATGGAAGCGAGGTGGAGCGCGAAGGCGGCGCGCATCTGCTTGGCTTCGGCATGCAGGTTGCCGCCGTTGGGGGTCTCCCGGGCTATGGATTCCTGCCGGAAGAAGACGTCGAGTGTGTAGCGGGCATCTCGCTTCGGGTACGCAGCGGCTTCCGTCGGCCAGCGCTCGACAGGCACGCCGTCGAGTTCCGCGTAGCGCAGGCGCCATGCCTTCGGGTTCCTCTTGTCCTCGCTGATGTCGAGCCCGAGATGGCGCTGCACGAGAAGCGCGAGCGGATAGCGGGCGCCTTCGTCATCGTCGAGCTTCCGGCCTGTCGACGGGTCCACTCCGTACAGGCCCCGGGCAATGTCGATGAGGGCTTCGCGGACCTGGACGCAATGCAGGCGGCCGGCTTCGAGCGCCGCGAAGATGGGCGCCACGAGGCTCGGGTCATCCGCCGCCATGACGCCCAGGTCGTAGGCGAGGTTTGCGCCGACAAGGTCCGTGTCAGGTGAGGTGATGGCCTCGCGAAAGAACTGCCGGGCTTGAGCCTTGTCCAGAAGCCGTTCGCTGGCTGGAGCTGCCGCCGCGATGCTGCCGCACACGAGAGGGGGCGCGAGCAAGCCGGGTTGAATCGCCCACGTTTCCGTGTCGAAGGACCAGACATTCATGAAGGCTGCCTTTGGGAATGGGAAAGCGGCCCGTGTCGTGGGCCAGCCGCCGACGGAAGCGCGCCGTCAGTCGCCGCCCGGTGTCAGGCGAGGGCGTCGGTGAGCGCGGGGAGCTTGCTCGCCTTGCGCGCGTGCTCGGCCTGGGCGAGCTGCTCGTCGTTCATCTCGACGTGCGACCAGCGATAGCCGCTGATGACCTTCCCGGCGTGGCCCTCCTTCGCGGGGAGCTGCTTCGGGAAGACCTCGCAGCGAATCAGGAGGTGGGTGCCCGCCTGCCGCTCGTCGAAGAACTTCTTCACGGCGGCCGGGTTGGCGAACTCGTACTCGTCGGCCCCCACGAGCGTCATCAGGAAGGACTTGAATCGCCCGCCGCCGCCCTTCTTCTGGTCGCTCAGGTTCTCGACGTAGTCGACCGTTTCGCCCGGTCGGCTCGGAGTCTCGCCACCCGCGAGGGGCTCGGACTCGCGAACCTTTAGCTCGGCGATGGCCGAATCGCCCTTGAAGCCCTCCTTCGTGCGGATGACCTCGACTTCGAGCAGGTAGCGACCGACGCGCGGGTAGCGTCCGCCAGCCGCAGCCTGCGCGGTGGCAATCTTCGTCAGTGCGTTGTTCATGTTACGTGGGCCCTTCGGCTTGGGTTACGTCAGCGGTGAAGTGCGCTGACCCCACGTAAATGCGTGCGGATTTTGGAAGTGGCTCACGGCTGGGCGAGGCTCATCCGAAGTCCGGAGTGCGCAGCCGCGCAAAGCCTTTGGAGCTTTCACCTGGGGAAGGCCCTTCAAATCTGCCCCTCGGAGTCGGCTTAAGATTGAGTCAAGGTATGAGTGGGCGACGCGGCTGGACCGGGGTGTCGCTGTGTGTTGACGCGGCCCGTTCCGACGTCGCCACCAATACTTCAGTGATGCCCGACAGACCCTTGAAACCGTCCTTGGTGCGGATGGACTGGACCTCCCAGGCGGTAGCAGCCCGCCTTGAGGTGCTGCGCGCCGACGGTGGCCTTGGGTCTGGCGATTCGTGCGAGTGTGACGCTGCTTACGTCCTGTGCTCCCCTTCGAGGTGGCGGGCCGTCGAAAGGACGTTCTCACCTGTCTTTATGGGAACGCTTTCTGAGAGTGGTTAGAGGGGTCTTGTTGCAAGACGTCTGCTGTGGCGAATGGTATCCTGAAGCCTCTAAACTCAGGCAGATGGATGGGATTCGAGGGCAGGAAGGCGTTGAATGCGCGACAGGCTCAGACTTGCTGGTTGTGCTCAGGTCATAGGCCCTCTAGGGTTGACTTGGAAATGGGGGCACAAATGTCAAATATCATGCTGTCGGGAAGGCTTCAGGCTGTCAAGGAATCGCACGCCAGTAGTGTGGATGGGTTTGAGGATCAGTTGAAACTGATTGCGGCGACGGCACTTGGACTCATCCCAGGGGGTGGGTCCGTGCTTGGAATGCTGTTGGGTCTCTATTGGCCATCCAGTGGCTTCAACCTTGAAGCGTTCTTCGAGCGCGTCAAGGAGTGGGTCAGGCACTACGTGGAGTGGAGGCTGGCTCAGGAGCAGCTTCAGAGGGCAAACGACCTCATGAAGGGCTACAAGAGGAACGTGGAGGACGCCAACCGCCTTCAGGGGCGGGCCAAGCTGGACATGATGATAAGCCTGCACGCCGACATAAACACCCATGCTGACTTCTTCTTGACGGAGAGCGACTTCCAGAAAATGTACGTACTGGCCACGTTTAGCCCGATGGCGGTGCTGCATGTTTCGCTCTTGAGTGAGATTGTCAAGCTGGCGCGGGAGTTGGGGGATTCCAATGCTGGTAATTGGTACGACATTCTGGAGGACCGTTCTCGACAGTATGCGCTGGGAGGGCGGAAAGCTGTAGACCATGTCGTCCCGTGGCGCCGAAACCAGATTGATGTCAATATTTCTTTTAAGCGCGGAGGCTATCCACCTCATACTCAGATTCACCTGTTGTGGCGCGATAGGTTCCTGAACGTGACGTATCACAACGGTGTGATTCCTAATGCGTTGCGGTATTATGACGCATTGACGAGTGCGAATGCGGTGCGCGATTCGTGCCGTGCCCATTTCAACAAGTATGTTGTGGAAGTCGTGGGCCAGTGGGATGGCAAGGGAAGAGGCGTGCAGCCCGGTGAAGACGTGACCCCAGATGCGAATGCCGCCCAAAATGAACAAGTCCTTCGAGCGCTTCAGGCAAGTGCTCAAGTGCAGGGACTGGATGAGGGCGATGGAAATACTGCCAAGATCCCAGAAGCGCTGAGTGGAGCACTGCAAAGACAAGAAGCCCAGCCGAATGGAGGACAAGGAGATATTCCGTCGACCGTGCTCCATGCTCCTTTAGCAAGTCGCTAGGCAAAGCTTCTGCGGCGTGCCCTCCGTCTGCTCTATGAACCGGGCAAAGTCGCGGGCCTTCTGGAATGCCCCGACAAGCTCGTCGGTGTGTTGGTACAGCTCCACTTCGACTTCGTCGGCGAGCTGCCCCTGTCGGTGACATCGGCCGATGGCCTGTTCCCATGCAGCGCCATCGGCCGGTGGGTTCACGAACAGCATCCGCGAGAACATCGTCAGGTTCTTCCCCGTCCCGTGGGCTCGAAGCGAAGCGACGATGGACCGCTTCCCACGCTCCCGGATGATGGTCGCCGACGCTTCCGGGCCGCCGCCGTAGAAAGGCACACCCGCCGCCTTCGCGATGCGCTGGCCAAGCTCCGGGAACTCGACCCAGACGATTCCTGGCTGCCCCCTGCGCATGGCCCACTTCGCCGCGTCATGCACGATGAAGTCGGAGAGCCACACGGCTTCGGTGACGTGGACGACGCGTTTGTGAATCTCAGCCCATGAGGGCCACGACATCGCGCGCCAGGTCGGCAATTCCCCGTCATAGGGCGGGGACTGGTGAGCACGAATCGCGGCGCGCATCAGCAGCCCTGGTGAGTCGAGATGCTCGGCGGGCCGCTTGAGGCGCTCGCGCAGCTCCCGGTTGAACTCCTGCCGACGCGCGAACCACCGAACGATCAGCTCGGAGTCCTGCGGAACGCCCTGGACGTCGGGGTAGCGCCAGCGGTGGAAGAAGCCGCTCGCGAGCTGCCGCGCACAGACGACGCGTTGCAGTTCGTCGACGAACTCTTCGCCGTCGGGGCGTTGCCCGCCGAGCGCCGTCTGAATGTGAGCGAGCAACTCGGCGGGGACCTGCCCTGGGTCGCGCGTGCGAATGACGAGCGGCATGCCGACGGCGCTTTCGTCCGTGGCCACGACACCCGGCGTTGCGTTGCGCCACCGTCGATAGGCGTCACGCACTCGTCGGCGCTCACGGTCGGCTTCGTTCTCCCCTTCAAGCGGGGCGAGTGAGTGCGCCGGGTCAACGAGCTGAAGGAGTGCGCCCGGTGGGGCGACGGTAGTTCCGGGGTCCAGCGCCGACGCCCACTCTTCGACGACGTGCTGCTTCAACGGGAGCGGGCTGCCGTCACGCAGCGCGTACTCCGCGAGGTGGGCGTAGTCCTTGACCGTCCTCGTCGCCAGCGTGCCCGACTGGGCCACGAGACGCGTTTCGGGGTTCAGCTCCAGGTAGCGGAGGAACCGGCCGGTGCGGGCGCTCTTCCGGTCCTTCAGCTTGTGCGCTTCGTCGCAGACGATGAGGTCGGGCCGGATGCGCGTCAGTAGGTCGGTGCCTTCCTGGGTCGAAAACTTCTCGTAGGTGATGACGTGAAGGACAGGCAAGCCGGGGCGGAACCACCTGCCGCCAGCGAGGTTGGGCAAGCGCCAGTGCCCGCCGTAGAAGTGCCAGTCGACCTCGATGAGCTGGGCGCGGAGGTTAGACGGCAGGAGTAGGACGGCGACCTTGCACCCGGGCACGACGAGCGGCAGCAGGAAGTCGACCAACGTCTTCCCGTGCCCCACGCCGATGGGAAAGAGCCCGCCACCCGTGCGCGCCGCTTCCAACAGGGCGAGGCGCTGGATGGGGAGCAACGCGGATGGACACCGCTTCCCGAGCGTCCCGCAAGTGCAACGTGTGTCGGCAGGGGCGCGCAGCGAGGCTTCCAACGCGGCGAAGTCGGCATCGGCGTAGGTGCTCGCGAGGTCGCGGCGCGGAAGGCTGAGCACCCGCGCGAGGTCTGGCGACCAGCCCACGGGCTGCCCCTTCGCGATAGTCGAACGGTCGCCAGCGAGCTTCGCGAGAGCTGTCGGCGCAGTGGTAGCGGGGCGCTCGGCGAGAGTCGCCGCGCCCGGGTGAAGCCGGTGAAGAAGTTTCATGAAGGGAGAGGTGCGTGGTCTAGTGCAACTGACCTGTTGGGTTGAGGAGTGACCTTCCAAGTCATGTGTGTTCTTGGTTGCCCATTGACTTGGGCTGGCAGTTCGCTAGAGCGCGAAGGATGACAAAAGACTCACTTCCCGAAGGGCAACAGAGCACGGACGTCCATGACAAGCTGCGCCGCGCGTACATCGCACTGCCTCATTGGCTGAAGACCACATGCCGAAAGGGTGAAGCGCTCCGCTCGGCTGACTCATTCATGGAGTGCTATTACCGGCTGCTGAACCGGGCCAAGTACGCGCCCATGATCGAGATTGCTGAAACGGGGCAGTGGGAGATTTGGATGGTTCTCCCAGGACTGGACGCCCCGCCAGAAGCCCTCTTTCGTTTCGAGTGCTTCACATCGCGGCATGAAGGGGAATACGGAGTCGTCGTGGAACGGAACGACGTGATTACCTTCCACGACCTTCTCGGGGAGTCCGGCCGTTCACTCGAAATGGTGTGGTGGGCGCTTAAGGCGGGCGTACCGTCATAGGTGCTAGCGAAGACTTCGAACGACCACGTCGAACGCCGGTTCGAGCGCCTCGACGATGACCTGCATCAGCTCCGACTGGGCAACCCCGAGCGCGACGTAGCTGCCGGGTGCGGGCAGCTCGGCGCGCGCCGCCATGGCCAGCGCCCCGCGCCACTTGCCGAACCCGAGCGCCGAGTCGGAGCCCGCGAAGCGCACGTCGTCGACGCCGCCCGCTCCGGCCACCTTGCGATGCATGGTGTCGACGTAGCTCGTAAGCGACTCGGGCGTCGGTCCGTCGAAGGTCGTCGGGATGCAGTCGACGAAGAGCACCCGAAGCGCACTCGCAGGCGACGGGGCCGCGTCGGTGGGCTGCTCGGACTCGGCCACCTTGCGAGGGCGACCGCGACGCTTCGGCGCGGGCTGCTCAGTGGCCTGGGCGACCTCTGGAGCCGTCTGCACGGGCGTAGGTGCGGGCGCGTCCGGGGGAAGAACGGCGGGCAGCTCCGTGGCGTTGCGCTCGACCGCGGCAACGGTAAGGGGGGCGGACTCGGAAGCCTTGTTGAGCAGCTTGTCGCGCAGGGACATCGTCTTGTTCTCTCCTGTGAGGCACTTCGCCATGAACGGACATCCGCCGTACTTGCCGCAGGCGGGGCCGTAGTTCGCGGGCACGTCGGAAGCGCGGGCTGCTTGCGCGTGCTCCTTCATCGCTTCGACCTGGGGCTCGACCTTTGTCTGCCACTCGCGCTCGACGTGCTCGGCGGGCACCGTTGCGACGACGGACGCGGCAAGGCGTTGTCCCCGGGTCTGGTAGTAGAGGTGTTCGAGCTCCAGCGTGCGCAGTCCCGGGAAGCGCTCAACCTGGCTGAGCGCCCACGCGCCATAGCCGACCATCTGCAAGCCGGGTTCGGTGTCGGCGTCGGCGAGCTGCTCGGCGCTCGCGGCATTCGTCGCGACGTTGCTGGTGAACTTGTGGTCGGTGATGCGAAGGACGCCGTCAGAGGCGAGCCGTCGAGCGTCTACGAGGTCGATGAAGCCGGTGAAGGGGATGCCGCCTGCCGTCAGCGGCGGTTCACCGTTCAGGGGCTGTTCGACGAGCAGGTCGGGACCGGGCGTGGGCAGAAGGTGGGCGCCTGCCCTCGCGAACGAGCCCAGGACGTCTTCACCCGTCACGAGGAAATGTTCAAGCTGGGCGTGTCCTTCGGTGCCGACCTGCTGCGCTCCCGTCGTGGGCTCGGGGACGCGCATGACCTTCTGAAAGAACCATGCGCGCGGGCACAGCTTGTGGCGCTTGAGCTGGGAGACGCTGAGGCGCTGGATGACCCCGGCGATGACCGAGGGGCTGTTGCTGGGAACGTTGCTGGAGGGCGTCACCCTCCTTAAATGGGTGCGGATTCCGGGAGTGGCTCACTGTCTGCCAGGACTCGAATGATGATGTGCTCTTGGTTGTGATACGCGAAATGCGTTTTATGGGGGTTTGTCGACGAACTCCCTGGGCGGTTCCTCGGAGACAACGTCTACGACACAGACAAGTTTGCCGAGTGACTGTGACACTGATTCGAAGTGAAGCTGCTTGATCCGCACCGCAGGGGGCGCATAACAAAGCCCCGGGATTGACGTAAATTGCGCCGCCTTCATCGACACTGACAGGTCGTGCGTCTCTTGGGCTGGCTCCAGAACGTCCATAGCTCGTGACTGGCCACGAGAGTTTGCAATCCATCTTTACGTGTGTGGCTAGTTGAAAACAATACACCGATCCGCTGGAGCCTCTTCACTCCTTCACCCGGCTCGGTCATGACTGATGAGCGACTGAAAAGGAGGTGCTGATGCGTTGGCAGCAAAAAAGTGCATTGCATTCAACAGTCTCGGCTGTGACGACTGCGACGTTGGCGGTGGCCCTTTACGCAGGGGCCGCTCAAGCTGAGTCATTCTCTCGTGGCAACGTTGAGAATGGAGATAAGCTATTCAAAGCCCGCTGTACTCAGTGCCATACGGCCAACAAAGGTGGGCCCAACAAGCAAGGCCCCAATCTGTACGGAATTTTCGAACGCAAGTCGGGCTCAGTGCCCGGTTACGCCTACACGGATGCAATGAAGAACGCAGACATCATCTGGAGCCAACAGACCTTGTTCGGCTATCTGGAGAATCCAAAGAAATACGTGCCGAAATCTAAAATGGCATTTCCCGGCTTCAAGAGCGCCGAGGAACGAAACGACGTCATCGCATACTTGGAGGCAGTGGCGAAGTAGCCTGTTTCATTGGGACTGTTCATTGCACTCCCTAGTCTTGCATGCGGCCAATCACCTGACGCTACCCACGCTTCTCCGTGGGGGCGTTCCGCAGTTCGTCCGGGATGTAGTAGACGAGCGGGCGCTTCCCGTCTCCCATCCGACGCTGGCCCCGGGTGAAGCCCAGCGACTTCAAGGCTGCGCCGATTTCTCGTGAGATCCGGTGGTCAACCTGCGCTTGGTGGAGTGCGAAAGCTTCGATGCCCACGTGGAGAAGCGTCACGTCCGAAGGTCGCTTTTCGGGTGGCATCTCCAGAATCCACCGCAGGATGACTTCCTTCCGGCTGTCCCCCACGTTCTCCATGCGCAGCGCGGCCTGCTGCTCGGCCCCTGCCGCCTCCTCGTTGCTCAGCCACCAGTCCTCACCCTGGTGGAGGCGCACGACGGCTTCGGCCCAGATTTGGTCGCGGTCGCGCTTGAGTGCGTCGGTGTCAATGCGGGAGCACTTCACCGGCCAGAAGCGCCTCTGTCCCGTGGGGTCGCGCAGGTAGTCGTCATCGTTGGTCGTCCCGACGAAGACGCAGCGGCGCGGGGCCTGCACGTTGGAGCGTCCGTAGGGCGGCCGGTAGGTGTCCTCCGTCCGGGTGATGAACGCCTTGAGCGCCTGGTCCTCGCTCTTGCGGAACGTGCTCAGCTCCGCCAGTTCGATGAACCAGAACTGAGAGGCCAGCATCGCACTGTCCCTGCTGGTGACGTCGATGGGCGCGTCGCTGAAGTACCGGCCCCCCAGGATGCTGAACGCCGTCGACTTCCGCAGGCCCTGGGGCCCCTCCAGAATCATCACCGTGTCGACCTTGCACCCGGGGCGCAGGGCACGCGCAACCGCCGAGATGGCGAACTTCGCGCCGACGGCCTGAAGGTATCGAGTATCCCCCTGCGCGCTGAAGTACGTCGCGAGCATCCCGTCGAGCCGTGGCGTTCCATCCCAGACGAGTCCCGCGAGGTAGTCGGCGACCGGGTCGTAGCTATTGGCCTTTGCCACGGCGAGGATTTGCTGTGCGACGACGTGCGCCTTCGGCATCAGCCCGAGCCGCCCGTACTTGCTGAGCTGAATCCAGTTGGCCACCAGGACGTCGAGCGTCTCAATGTCCACGTTGGGGCCAAGGGGACCGCCATCCACCTCCAACTTCTTCGTGACTTCGTTGAAGCGGAAGACGCCGCGCCACTCGGGCGACTTGCCGAGCACGATGGCGACGTTCGCTTCACAGTTTCGAATCTGCCTTCGGGTGTCCTTCGTGATGTCGAGGAAGAGTTCCTTCATCCACGCGTCGGGGTCGGGAGCGTCCTCCTCGAATCCCGGCCCGTCGCTCGACGCGGGTTCAGGAGGGCGACTGCCCAGGGCTTCCCAGATGGCCGTGTTGTCCGCGAGCCGTCCCGCGTCACGAGCCTTCCGGCGCTCGCGATGACGCCGCAGCTTGAGGACGGCCTGCTCGCACAGGTGTTCGGTACCCTCGCGCCAGTCCGTTGCAGCGAAGGACGCACGGAACAGCTCGATGACGACGGCCTCAGGCGTGGACAGTGGCAGGACGAATGCCGCGCACGACATCAGCGTGTTCAGCGTCGTGTCCTGCTCGCCGACGGCGGCCAGGGGCTCACCGGCAAGGGCGCGGCGGACGATGGCGAGGTGCTCGGGCTTGCGGATGCGACGCAGGAGGGCCCGCAGCTCGTAGAGGTCGGCGGGCTCCTCGGGCTTCGGGGAATGCACCGGGGCCGCCACCGTGGGGAGTCCCGCCCGGGACATAGCGAGCAGCGCGTCGACGTCGAGGGGCGCGCCGTCTCCACTGGCCGCGTAGGGCTCCGCACCCTTGGGCGCGTCGGGCAGGTAGTAGATGCGCGCCAAATCTTTCGTTGCCGGGTCGGCGGGGAGTCCGAGCATGCGGATTGCGGCCTCGCGCACGGACGGCCACTCGCGCGGGAGCACGGGCCGAGACAGCGGCATCACCAGCCGCAGGCAGTAGTCGTCGGGTGGGCGGTTGCTGTGTGTAGAGTGGACAGCGAAGGCGAGTCCATGGCGCTCGACGGCTTCGAGGCACGCGAGCTGCGCCGCCGTCAGGTGGTCCAGGTCGAAGACGGCCACCGTGACAGCGCGCACGTTCTCCGAGCGGCGTCGCTCGACGATGTCGACAGGGCTCCACGCGGGGCCATTCTTGGCGGGGCAGCCACGGACGCACGGCGAGGTGGGGCACTGACTCTGACGGTGAGTGACGAGTTTCGCTGAAAGTTCGGGCCACGACAGCTCAGCGGCTTGGGGGAGGTTGTCCTGGGCGGACGCGTAGAAGGCGACTTTCAGCCGAAGGGCGCGCAGGCGCGTGGTGTCGGGCGTGTGGCTCATGCCTGGGTAAATGGGTGCGGATTCTGCGACTGGCTCAGTGAGGAGTGCGACGGAGGCGGGAGGCGTGTGGGGTACGTGCATGGCATCCGGTAAATGGGTGCGGATTTTCCGAATGGCCCACGGAATCGTCAGCCGGGCGGATGCGGCAGGTGGGGCGCAGCCCCTGGTAAATGGGTGCGGATTTCGCGAATGGCTCGGCTGTCGCGGCGGGGCGTCCGGCGTCATGCGGCACTGGAGCGCGTTCCCCCAAATCCTTAGCCTTCTCTATTACCTATCCTCCTTTCTACTACTCCATCTTTTCTAAGGAGAAGAAGGAGAGAGGATAGGAAGAGAGCTTGATTGATGACGGGGCGTTGATGCCTGAGTCGTTCGCGGAAGTCGCACGCATCTACTCGGGACATGCCGACTCGCCTTCGTCGCCGCCTTTCGAGCGTGCGTGAGCCGCTGACGGAATCCACACGCATTTACCGGGGGAGCGGCAGTGGTGCCGCAGGGCCGGATTCGTGTGGCCCACTCCGGGCGAGGCGTTCAATCACCGTGTCTGAGACTGTCTGTGAATCGAGCGTTGTCGGCATGCGGCATGCTCCTGTCGGGGCGATGTCTCACGCAGCCATTTGTCGCAAGGGAAGTGCGAAAAAGCATGTTTCACACAGTGAGTATGGCCTCCGGGCGGCCCGGCAATCGGAACTCGTGTCCCGCATCCTGTCGGCCCGTGCGAGCGGCAACGCCGTGCTGGAGCGACGGTTGTCCGCTGAGTTGCTCGACTCCGTGAGGCCCCTCATCCGGCGCATCGTCGGGGCCCTCTTGCCCCTCGCGGGCTCGTTGTCGCCTGATGACCTCGCACAAGTTGCCGCCATGGCGATGCTTCGCGCGGTGTCCAAGTACGACGCTACGAGGGGGCGCCAGTCGTTCGGCCAGGTTGCCTACTTCCGGGCGCGGGCTGCTTGCGAGCAGTACGCGCGCTTGCACGGCACCGACGTTCACCTGAGTGACGGCGCGCACAAGCGCCGCACCGTGCGTTCAATCCGCAGCAACGAAGGCAACGTCGTGCGTGTCCATCGCATGGACATACCGTCTCATTTCTCGGACGGTGCTTCGGCAGATGACTCGTGGGTCGACGAGTTGGAATCCGCACTCCGCGAGATGTCGTGCCTGGAGCCCGACAGCGACACGCCCGAGGCGGAGCTGCTGGCGGCTGAGCGTCGAGCCCTCGTGTTGGAGGCCGTGCGTCGACTGGCCCCGCAGCAGCGAGAACTCGTCTCGCGCGTGTTCGGCCTCAACCGCCCGGCGCAGTCGGTGCGCTCCGTTGCGGAAGCATGGGGCGCGCCGAAGAGCCGCATCGACCGGATGCTCGCGCGTGCGCTGGCTGAACTGCGCGAGCTGGTCGTCGATAAAGGCGAGTGACGTCCCTACCATCGTCGCCACTCGACGGGGCGCATGTTCCGTGTGCTGGCGCGCCATCGAACAAGATGAAGGCTTTGCGTAGGTGAGCACCGCCGGTCCTCGACGCGTCGTGTGTGGGCGTTGAAGCGAATCGTTTGAGAGACCCGAGCAGGTCGTCACGGGGCCTTGCCTCATGTGAGGCGTCACTTCGAGCAGGTCTAAGCCGCTTGGGTTCAGGTGAATCTATGAACGTGGTCGAACGGTTCTGGAACAAGGTTCAGAAGACCGATGGCTGTTGGCTCTGGACTGCCGCGTTGCTTCGAGTTCCAGGCCCCGGAAATGGCGGGTATGGGGCCTTCTTTTGCCAAGGTAAGTCAGTCCGTGCCCATCGTTTTAGTTACGAATTGCACCACCGCGTGAAGCTCTCCGTGAGTGAGTTTGTCCTCCATTCGTGCCACAACAGAAAGTGCGTGCGCCCTGACCATCTTCATCTTGGAGACCATGCACAGAATATGCGTGAGATGGCTCTCAGTGGGCGAGCAGCAAGGGGGACGGTCCGTGGTTCTCGTACAGGTTCGGCCAAGCTCAACGAACAACAGGTGCGAGAACTTCGTAGCGAATGGGAAACGGGAGGGTTCATTCAAGAGCAACTTGCCCAGCGCTACGGTATCGACCGCACGTCTGTGTCGCGGATCATTCATGGTCAATCCTGGGCGCATGTGTAGCTGACGCAGTGAATTCGGATGGTTCACTGTTCGTGTCTTAATGTTGACTGGCAGGCGTTTTGATGTGGGTGGAATTTCCTGTGGACATGCCCCCCGGGTCGGATTTTCGATGCGTGGCCGCCCTGGGCTGTGCTCGGAGCGCCCCCACTTTCGAAAAATTCTGAGAAAAAACATGGGGCGCCGCGTTTTGTTTGGCGTGCCCCGTGAAAAAGTTCGTGAAACCGCACGCATTTACCGTGGGTGGCACGACCAACCAAACTGACCCCTGAAGTTCAAAGGCAGATCTGCGAGCACTTGCGCGCGGGCCTCTTCCGCCGAGCGGCTGCTGGCCTCGTGGGCGTCGACGAACAGACCATCTCCCGATGGTTCCACCGTGGCGCCAGCGAGGCGCGCGGGCTCTACCGTGAGTTCTTCGTCGCGGTGAACCGGGCCGAATCCGAGTTCATGCAGTCCGCGACAGAGACGCTCCAGGCCGCCGCGACGACGAACCCCAAGCACGTCCAGTGGCTCTTGAGCCGCCGCTTCCCGGAGCTGTACGGCCGACGCGACAACGTCGAGGCGAAGAGCCCCGAGGACCAGTCCGCCGACACTGCCGCCCTGCGCGAGCTGCTGATTGACCGGCTGGGGAAGTTCCTCCCGGAAGAGCTGCCCGCGTCCGCACCTGCCGAAGCCGCTACGTCCGAGCAGTCCGAGGACCAGGGGGCGAGCGATGCGTAGCCTCCTGTCGAAAGGCGGCTGGGGGAAGTTCGCCGAGGGGCTCGCGCCTCACGAGTCCCCCGCGTCCCGGATGGTGCAAACGGCCGGCTCCCGCGCTCAGCTCGCGAAGCTCTTCGGTGGGCTCGACGACAAGGAAGTCGAGCTGCTCGTTTACGACCTCGACTTCTGGGCGCGTCGCGAGCAGTCGCCCCCGGACAAGTTCTCGACGTGCTTCGTCATGGCCGGGCGCGGCTTCGGGAAGACGTGGTGCGGCGCGCGCTGGGTCATCAAAAAGGCGTGGCAGGCGAAGAGCGTCGGGGCCCTCATCGGCCCGACGGCGGCGGACGTGCGCGACACGATGATTCGCGGCGCGTCCGGCATCCTCGCCCTGTCGCCCCCCTGGTTTACCCCCAAGTACGAGCCCAGCAAGCGCCGGGTGACGTGGCCCAACGGCGTCTATGCCATCTGCTACTCGGCGGATAAGCCCGACCGGCTGCGTGGCCCGAATGCCGGATGGGGCTGGGGCGACGAGCCTGCGAGCTGGAAACACGACATGGCAGCGGTGGACCAGCTTCCCCTGGTGCTGCGCATCGGCTCGCGAGAGGACCCGCCGCAGCTTCTGCTCACCGGGACGCCGCGCCCGCTGAAGAAGATTGAAGAGCTGCTCTTCGCCAACGCGGAGACGCAGGAACTCAAGCCGGGCGTGGTGCTTCGCACGGGCTCTTCGCTGAGCAACTTCGCGAACCTGGCGCCGTCGGCCGTGGCGAACATGCGGGCGCTGGCGAACACCCGCTGGGGGCAGCAAGAGGTTCTCGGCCGCCTGCTCTTCGACGTGCCTGGGGCCATCTTCGGTTCGGCGAAGTGGGGCCGCGTGGAGGCAGACGCGCACGAGTACGCGCAGCAGCTCGACAGGCGCATCGTCAGCGTGGACCCGAGCCCCACGAGCGAAACTGGCTCGGACGAAACGGGCATCATCGTCCAGGGGTGCAAGTCGAGCGCGCTCTTCGGGGCCGACGGGGTGCCGCTCAAGCGCGTCTCTGTGCTCGCGGACTTGTCGCGCCGGGCCAGTCCTCGCGAGTGGGCGACGACGGCCATTCGGGCCTATCTCGAATGGGGGTGTGACGCGCTCGTCGTCGAGGTGAACACGGGCGGGGAGATGGTGGAGACGCTCATCAGCACCGTCGCGGGTGAGATGGGCGTCAGCGTCAACGTGAAGCCCGTGCGCGCGACGAGCGCGAAGAGCAAGCGCGCTGAGCCGGTGTCCGCCCTGGCCGAAGCGGGCCGCGTCGAGTTCGTCGGGACGTTCCCGAAGCTCGAAGCGCAGCTCAGCAAATTCACGGGGATTAACGGGCGTCGCGACGACAGGGCCGACGCCTTCTGTTGGGGCGTTCACGACCTTGTCTTCGTCGAGCAGTTTTTCGCGGTGTGAGGTTCTCCATGGGGATGTTGGACAGGATGCGCGCCGCGTTTCGCGGGGGCAGCAAGCGCAAGGGAACGGGGCTGGAGCTGAGCCGCTGGGCTTCGGCCCCGCCACGCCGCGAGGTGCCCGCGCTGCTCGCGGCCTACGCCGAGATGCCGTGGCTGGGAACCATCGTCGACACGGTGGGCGACGCCTTCGCGGACGTGACGTGGCGGGCCTTCACGCGGCAGGACCCCGCGACGCGGAAGTCGCTCGTCGACGTGTCGCTGCGGCGGGCCTGTGGCGACGTGCGCCGGGAGCGGTTGAAGTCGCTCGTCGAGACGGGGGGCGCGGTGGAGCTGCCCGACCATCCCCTGTTGCGGCTGCTGGCGGACCCGAACGACTACATGACGGGCCGCGACTTCGCGAAGCTCTTCTGCCTTCACTATGACTTGACGGGAGAGTTCTTCGCCGTCGTCGAAGAGCTGGCGGGCGTGCCCGTGGGCCTGTGGCCCGTACCGCCCGATTGCGTCCTCGCGCTGCCGGACTTGAGCAAGCCGAAGTCGGAACGGACGTACACCGTGGCCGCTGGCGGGCGGACATTTCTCCTGCCTGCGGCGAGCGTCATCTACGTGAAGCGTCTGAACCCCGCTGACCCGCTTGGCCGCGGTATCGGCATCGCCTACTCGCTGGGCGACGAAGTCGACACGGACGAGCACGCGGCGCGCTTCACGAAGAACGCCTTCTTCAACAACATGCTCCCGGGCGCCGTCATCGCGATTGAGGGCTTCAACGAGTCGCAGGCCGGGCCCGCGAGGGCCTTCAAAGAGTCGCTCGCGCGGGAGTACGGGGGCCCCGCCAACGCAGGCCGGGTGATGATTACCAGTGGGCGGACGACGTTTGCCCGGCTCGACACGCCCTTCCGCGACATGCAGCTCGTCGACCTGCGCCGCTTCCTCATGGACTTCGTGCGGATGGTGTACCGGGTGCCGCCGGAGATTGTGGGCGACGTGACGAGCAGCAACAAGGCGACGAGCTACGCGGCGCGCGAGCACCTTGCCGAGCAGGCGACGAAGCCGCGCGCCGAAGTCTTCCTGGCGTCGATGCAGAAGCACCTGGCACCCCGCTTCGAAGACGACGTGATTCTCTCCTACGACTCTCCCGTGCCTGCCGACCGTGAGCACCGGCTGCGGGTGATGGGCACGCTCCCGAGCGCCTTCACCTTCGACGAGTGGCGAGTCGAAGCGGGCTTCAAGCCTCACCCGGAGCGGCAAGGCTTCGCGGAGCTGCTTCCGGGCCAGAAGCCCAACGAGCCCGGCGAGACGCCGACGCCCGTCGAAGGCAGCTCGGCGCAGGCGCATGCCGAGGCGACGAAGGACGGCTGAGCCATTCGCGGAAGTCACACGCATTTACCGGGTGCATGACTGGACCCATTACACGCTCCCTGCGGCTGAGCGCCGTCCGAAAGGACGCGGCGACGTTGAGCGCCGTCGAGTCCATTGGCGGACGGCGCGTCTTCAAGTTCAAAGCGAGTGACGGCGACTTCGACCGCTACTCGGACCGGCTGAACGTCAAAGGCTGGCGCGTGGACGGCTACAACGCGAATGGCGTCGTCCTCTACAACCACGACGACGGGGCGAGCGCCGCGATGACGGGCGCCGAGCCGCAGTTGCCCATTGGGAAGGGGCGCGTCTACGTCGAGGGCGACGCCCTGATGGTGGACATCGAATTCGACGACGAAGACGAGTTCGCGAAGAAGGTCGAACGCAAGGTTTCAAAGGGCATCCTGAATGCCGTCTCCGTCCGCTACCTCATGCTCCCTGGCCAGTATCGGCAGAACGAGCGGGGCGGCTACGACTGCGACGCGCAAGAGTTGCTCGAAGTCTCCGTCGTGACGATTCCGGGGAACTCGCGGGCCGTGCGCTCGAAGTCCCTGGACGAAGCGCCCGACGACCTCGTTGAACGCATTGCAACGCGCGTTGTCGAGCTGCTCGACGCACGGGCCGAAGCGAAGTCGACCGACGAAGACGTCGAGGACGAATCGAAGTCGACGGACGAGGAAGACGTCGAGGACGAATCGAAGTCGACGGACGAGGAAGACGTCGAGGACGAGCAGAAGGGCGAGCCCGACGAGGACGAGGACGAGACGAAGGGTTTCAACGCCGCCGACGCCGCGAAGAGCTTCGTCGAGGCATTCAAGGGCTACATCCGAGGAGTGAAGGAATGACTCGAGAGCAAATCGCACAGATGGTGAAGGCGCTCGGCCCCGAGGTCGCGCGAGAGCTGATGGACGCTGCCGCGCGAAGTGCCCCGGGCCGGGCTGAGCCGGGCAACGCGCCGCGCGGGACTGGCGTCTACGCGAGCGCTGAGAACTTCGGCGGCTTCGCGAAGAGCGTCATCGCGGCCGGACGCCGCACCGGAGCCGCCGAGCTGGTCGACGCCGCGAAGCGCTTCGGCAATGCCGACGTCCAGAAGGCCGTTCAGCTCAGCAAGTTCGATTCGGCCGGTGTGCTGGTGCCCATCCAGCAGAGCGGCGAGGTGATTGAATTCCTCCGGCCCGACGCGGCGATGCTCAAGCTGGGCGTGCGCACGCAGACGTTCAAGGGCGAGCTGCACATGGGCAAGCAAACCGGAACCTCAGTCTTCAAGTGGGTCGGCGAAGGCGAGACGGTGCCGAAGAGCGCGCCGAAGTACGGGAAGATTGTCCTCAAGGCGCACAAGGGCATGGTGCTGACCGACATCAGCAACGACTTGCTGCGCACGCCGGGCGTGGGTGACGCGGGCGTCGGTGAAGACATCCGGGCGACGGTGGCCGATGGCCTGGACGACGCGGGCTTCAACGGGGACGGGACGGGCGCCGCGCCGAAGGGGCTCTTCGCTCAGCTCGACGCCGCGCACACCTTCGCTTCGACGGGGACGACGTCGGCCGCCTACTTGGCCGACATCGACAAGGCCGTCGAGCTGCCGCTGACGGCGCATGTCCGCATGGGCAGCGCGGCGTGGGTCCTTCACCCGACGCGGGCGACGGCGCTGCTTCAGCTCCAGAATTCCGGCGTCTGGGTGTTCCGTCAGGAGATGCTGGATAGGGGACGATTCGCGGCTTCCCCTTCGTGATGACGACCCGCGTGCCGGTGTCGCGCATCACCTTCTCGGCGGACTGGCGACAGTTCATCTACGGCATCGACGAGGACTTGATTCTCTCCGAGCACGACGTTCGCGCCGAGTACGACGAGACGACCGTGCGCGCCATCGTGAAGGGCGACTTCAAGGTTCGCCAGCCGAAGGCGTTCAGCTCCATCACCTACACCTGAGAGACACCACCATGAACGCCAATTCCACCGACGCGGGCGTGCTCGTCGGCATTCGCCCTGGGACTGCTCCCGCCGCTGTGAGCGCGGGGACGCGAAACAGTGCCGCTGTCGACCGCTTCAGCTTCGACTCGTGCGTGCTGACGGCTTCCACGGGGGCCGCCACGGGCACGCCGACGGCCCTGTCGCTCGCCGCGAAGCTCCAGGACAGCGCCGACGGCCAGAACGGATGGACGGACCTGCCCGAAGCCGCCATCGCGCCGCTGACCACGGCTAACGCGGTGGCCCGGGTGAACGTCCGGCTCCCCACGGCGCAGCGCTACCTCCGAGTCGTCGAGACGGTGGCCCTCACGGGCGGTACGTCCCCCACCCTGGGCGCGTCCAGCCTGATTGTCCTATGCGGGCCGGACGAGATTCCCGCCACCTAGCGCCACGCCACGACGCTTTTCCCGGGCCGGGGCTCCCTTTCACCTGGGGGCCCCGGCTTCGTCGTTCCTACGCCCTCCTGAGCCCCTTCCATGGCCCGCCCGACTGACCTCTGCCTTGCCGCCACCGTGGCCGCCGACCTGGGCGTGCCCTCCGACTCGCACGTCGAGCGCTGCGTCACTTCCGCCAGCAGTGCAATCGCGAGGCTGTGCGGCCGGGCCTTCGAGCGGGCCACGGTGACGGAGTACCCAGACAGCTTCGGCCGTCCCTACGTGCTGCTGAGCCGCCCGCCGCTCGTTGACGTCCTCCAGGTGACGGAAGGGGGCGAGCTGCTCGACGCCACGGCCTACACCCTTGCCGGAGACCTCGCGGCGGGGGGACTTCTCTACCGCCTCGCTGGCCTCTGGCCGGTGACGGCGCGTGTCGGCGGGCTCGTCACCCTGACCGTCGAGATGCGGCAGGGGCGCCCCGATGCACTGGCCGTGACGTACACAGGGGGCTACGTGACGCCGGGGCAAGTGGCCCTCGATGCCTCCCAGGGGCCCGTTACCCTGCCCGCCGAAGTCGAAGAGGCCGCCATCCTCGAAGCCTGCGCGCTGTACCGGGGGCGGGGGCGTGACTCCGACGTGTCCAGCGAGAGTCTCGGGGATTGGTCCGTGAGCTACCGGGAGCGAAGCGCGGGCCAGCGGCTTGCCAGTCCCCGCGCCGAGCTGCTCGTCGCGCCCCACGTCCTGTGGAGGGCGAGTTGATGAGTGGGCCAGCCGCGCTTTTTCGGCAGCTCATCCGCTACGCCGAAGTCGTCGGACGCGACGCGTGGGGGACTCCTCTGCTGGGCCCCATCCAAGAAGCTCCCGCGCGCATCCAGCCGAGTCGCAAGCTGATTCGCGACGCCAACGGCGCCGAGTTCGTCGCGTCCTTCGTCGTCTACACCGAGGCACCCGTCACCCTGCGCCACCGACTTTGGTTCAAGGGCGACGACATCACCGACTTCAACCACGCCCGTCGCCCTGCCGCCGTTGACGAGCACGTCGACGGGGCGGGCGTCCTGCGCTACCGGAAGGTTTGGCTCTAATGGCCCGCGACACTGCTGCCGACCTCGCGACGATTCTCGCCGAAGGGGACCTGGGGCTGAGCCTGGGGGCGAACCTCTTTCTCGGCCCGACGCTCGAAGATGACGACGCCACGGTGCCGGATGTTGCGTGCTTCGTGCTGCAAACCGGAGGGGAGCCGCCGCAGAGCTACATCGGCGGGGGCCGCAAGACGTACCGGACTGTCACCTGTCAGGTCCGCGTGCGCTCGGCGCGTGAGAGCTTCCGAGAGGGACAGGCGCTCGCGCTCGCGGCCCTCGACGTGCTGCATCTTGTGAATGCCGCGGGCTACGTGCTGATTGAGGTGGACGAAGGCAGCCCCAACTACGTCGGCACTGACGGGAGCGACCGCCACTGGTGGACCTTCACCGTGGATGCCTCCTTCATCGACATGGGCGCGTGAGCCACGGCGAGAAAGCGCACGCATTTACCGGGGGCAATGCCACTCAAAGTTGCTCTTGATTTCAGGCTGCTCGACAAGCTGCGGAAGGTGGAGCGGCCCGTACTCGCCGACCTGGCGCCTTTGACTCGCGAACACGCGTCGACGGTGCTTCAGGCGAGTCGCGCCCTGGTGCCGGTGGGCGCTCGGGACACGGACGGCAAGCCGCCGCTGAGTACGTCCGGGTTTGTCGACGGCCCGGAGTTGAATGACGCGAAGGCGAGCGTCAGCGCAACGGCTGGGTATGCCCACGACGCTGCGGGCCCCATTCACGAAGGGTTTCACTGGGGCGAGCAACGTTTCGCCACGCCGGTCCACTTCCTGCGCAAGCCCGCCCGTCGGGGGCGCGCGAAGTTCCGCAAGACGGTTGCCGCCCAAATTCTTGCCACGCTTTCGCGGCTCTTCCCGAGCCGGTAGGTATTCACATGTCCACCCCTGTTGCTGCTCACCTCGACAGTGTTTCCGTGCGCTCGGACGCGAATGCCTCCCAGTCCGCTGACCGCGTCGATGGCCTGACGGACGCGTCGCTCAGCGAGACGGGCGACTTCGTCGAGACGAATTACCTCGGCGGCTCGGGCTACAAGTCCCGCGTCCAGACGCTGAAGGACACCAGCGCCGACCTGTCGGGACACTTCCTGGAGGGCGACGCGCCGCAGTCCGTGCTGCGTGACGCGCGCGACGACGGGAGCACCGTCTACGTGACGTTCATCTTCGACCCCAACGCATCGGCCGGCTCCAGGGGCAAGCGCATCCCGATGGTCGTCAACAGCTACGACGAGAAGCTGACCCCGGGTGGTGTCGTGGAGTTCACCTGCAAGCTCTTGGGGAACGGCGCCCCGGTGGCCGTCTGATGGCCGCCATCGCTGCGCATGTCGGCTCGCTGTCTATCGCGGGTGAGCCTGCCGAGTTCCTCGAAGCTGAAGCCGTGCCCGCGCCCGACTCCACGGGGACCGAGTTTCGAATCGCCGACCCCGAGCTTCGCCGCCTCAATCCGGGAGCGCCTGTGTTCGTCGAGGTTTCCCCCAGTGGGGATGCCGACACCTGGACGCCTGCCGAAGCCTTCGTCGACCCGCTCTTCGGCGACGTCCACCTCGCCAGCGCTCCCGGCCCGTCGGCCCTCGTGCGCGTCTCGGGCTACGCGTTGCCCGTCCATCCGCTCGCCCTGGTGCGCTCCATCTCCCTCACGGTGACGAACGACGTCGTCGAGCTGCAAGTCATGGGGGACGCCTACAAGCGGCGTTCGGTGTCGCTCCGGGACTTCTCGGGGGAGCTGACGGGGCTGGCCCTCACGGAGCTCGAGGTTGAAGCACTGGCCGAAGGGACTCCGCTGCTCATCGAAGTTGGCAAGGCATCCGGGGCTCAAGTCTTCCGCGCGTGGGTCAAGGTGCCTGAGCTGTCTCACAAGCTGACGCCCGGGGCCCTGTACGAGCACACCATGAAGTTTCTCGGCTTCGCTTTTCAGTCCGAGGACGGCGCCGTTTTCGCCTGGGGCTACGGCTCGCCCTGAGCAGTCTCGTTTCACACCTGAAGGAGAGTCCATGTCGAACAAGCACAAGCTGCTTGCGAAGAATCGTCGCGTCCTGAAGTCGGTGGAGGTGGACGGCGTCAAGGTGAACATCATCAAGCCGACGATGGGCGACCGGCTGCGGCTCATTGAGCAGGCCCGCGAGGCTGGGGAGATGACGGAGAAGAACGAGCCGACGGGCGACCGGGCTGGAGCGCGGATGCTGGGACGCATCGCCGTCTGCGTGCTTCATGACGCGGAGACGGGCCGCCCGATGTTCTCCGTCAACGACATCGACGAGCTGCTCGACGAGTCGTGGCTTGAAGACCTCGCGACGGACCTGACGGACGTCTTCAACGTGAGCGAAGAGAAGATGCGGGGAAAATAGACAGCGACCCCGAAGCGAGCCTGCTCTACGGGGTTGCCTCTCTCCTGAAACTGCCGCCCGACGCTGTCCGTGCAATGCCTTACGAGGATGTTGTCGGGCTCGTCGCCTATGCGCGAAGAGAGGCTGACGAACTCGAAAGGCGCTCTTCCAACCAACAGGCCCCAGGCATGTCGCCACCGGGCCAGCAATCCATTCGGCGTTTGCGCAAGAGGTGATTCGTCATGGCTGGCGGCGGTTTGAAAGTTGGCGACTTGTATGTCGTCGTCACGGCCGCCGTCGGCGAGTTCTCCAAGTCCATGCGGCGCGTCGTCGCGGACGTTGCGCAGACGGCCGACAAAGTCGAGAAGCTCGGGAAGAAGATTGGCGGAATCGGCGCACTCTTCAGCGTGGGCCTGTATAGCGCGCTTGCCGCGGTGGCTGAGTTCGATAGCGGCGTCACCGAGCGGCTCGACAGAATCAAGCTCATCTTCACCAACGTCTTCGCTGAAATCGGCGAAGCAATTCTTCCGCACATTGAGAGACTCTCCGAAGTCCTCGAACATGCGCTCGGGTGGTTCCAACGGCTTGACCCGGCCGTGAAGCAGTCCGTTGGGACAATGCTGGCGTGGGGGACTGCGGCGGCGCTCGCGGGTGGCGCGCTGGGGACTGCCGCTGGCGTCGTCAAAAGCACTGCCGAAATCGTGAATACGGTTGTCGTCCCGGCGCTGGACGGTGCGGGAAAGGCCGTCGTGCGCTTCTCCGGCTTCGTCCGTGGGGAGACGCCCGTTGTTGAAGGCAACCTGAAGAAAGTCGCGAAGGGGGCTGAGCAGGCCGACGCGAGCTTTGCTGCGGCCTTCCGCAATGCCGCCGCGCGCATCCTCGTGGTGGCGGCGCCTCTGGCGGCTGTCGCGCTCGCCGTTGCAGGCGTCGTGATGCTCGCGGGCACGCTTTACAAGGCGTGGAACGACGCGAGCACCGGCATGCGCGATGCGTTCGTGTCGGCCTGGAGAGGCGTCACCGACGTTGCTGCGCGCGCGGTGGCCTTCTTCCGGGAACTCTTCACTGGGCTTGGGGCCATTGTCGGGACGTGGGCACGCGGGCAGCTCGAAGCGTTCGCCTTCGTGGTGCGCAACCTGGCACGCATGGCGGCGCCTCTGGCCCGCGCGCTCAACCTCGACGGCGTCGCGGCGTCGCTCGAAGGGTTGAAGGACCTGCACGGCGATGCGCTGCTCGGCGGGCTGAAGGGCTTCGCCGACGGCGCACTCGGCAAGTTGAAGGACGGCTTCTCTTCAGTTTGGGCGGACGTCTCCTATGGCGCGGGCTACGCCTTCGATGGCGTGAAGCTGCTCGGCGGTGACGCTGCGGCGTTCCTCCGTGAGAAGTTCGGCGGCGTCTTCGACGACATGCTCAGCGGGCCGAAGGGCAAGCTGCGCACGCCATCCGCTGGGCCGGAAATCGAAGCGGGCCGCGTCCAGATTGGGAACTTCAACGCGAAGGAGTTCCTGACGAGCGTCGGCAACGTCGCGGCCGTCATCGAACAGGTCGCCCGGAAGAAGGCGAAGGAACTCGCGGACGCGCTGGCGCGCGCTGTCGACGAAGCGAAGCGCTCCCTCACGAGCCGCTTCACGCAGGCCCTGGGCGGGCTCTACGAGCTGTTCGAGCGCTTCGAGCAAGGGATGCTCGTTGGCGGCGTGTGGGGCGGCGTCATCGCCGTTGTCGCCGAGCTGCTCGCGCAAAGCTCGACGTTCGCCACGTTGATTCAGATGACGGCGGGCTTCATCCAGTTCGTTGCCGATGCCCTCGGACGCGTGCTGGCCCCCGTGCTGCCGCTCCTCGCGTCCGCCTTCAACATGGTGGCGCCGCTGCTCGACGCCATCGTCCCGGTGCTCGAAATGCTGCTCGCTCCGCTCCAGGCGATTGCCCCCGTGCTGGAGGTGCTCGGCACGCTGTTCCAGGGGCTCGCCCCGCTCATCAGCGTGTTGGGACAGATTCTCGTCGCGCTGACTCAGCCGCTGGCGTTGCTCGCGGGCCCCATCATGAAGACGTTCTTCGCCGTCGTGCGAATCGTGGCGATGGGGATTCTCTACGTCGTGAAGGGCGTCGGCACGGTGTGGAACGGCATCATCGGTTTCATTGCCGGTGTCTTCCGCGCACTCAGCAAGATTCCGGTTGTCGGTGGCGCCTTCGAGAAGATGGCGCGGGGCCTCGACAGCATGAAAGTCCCCATGGACCAGGTCGACGGGGCGTTGAACGCGCTGCGCGACACGACTTACGAGTCGGCCGCCGCGAACTCTGCCGCCGCTGTCGCTCAGTGGGAGAACGCCAGCGCGACGAAGAAGGCGACCGAGGCGCTCACCAACGTTCCATCCGGCTTCAAGGTGGCGCTTGCGCGGTTCAACGCACAGGACCCGGTTTCGGGCCAGCCGCAGCGGCCTCATGGTGCATCGCCCGTCACGTCGAGCCCGGCTGTCCCGGTGAGCGGCGGCAACGTCAGCGTTGGGCAGATTGTGATTCAGGCCGCGCATGACCCCGCCGAGACAGCGCGACAGGTTTACATCGAAATGAAGCGCGAAGCGGGCAGGCGTCGCGGCAATGGCGAGTGGCTGAATGGGAGATATTGAGATGCCCTTCCTGAGCTTGAATGGCATCACCGTACCCGTTGTCGAGGGACGGCGTAGACAGGTGAGCATCGGCGTCGACTCGCGCTCCTTCAGCGGCGTCTACCGGCTTGGGCGCCGCGCGACGCGCCAAGAGTGGGAGTTCAAGACGGGGCCTCTGTCATCCGTCGAGGCGTTGGCCTTTCGTGGGCTGATTGCAGGGGACGGCCATGCACTCGCGTTCGACGGCGACACCTTCACAAGTCGGGGCCTTGCCTCATCGATTGCGACGGGGAGCATCTTCCAAGGTGCCCGCTTTGGTAGCGGGTTCGAGCTGCCCATTGGCGTGTCTTGCGCCTGGGCGATGCAGCTCGGGCCCCGCTGGACGACGCTGCACCACCTCTACGACGCGGCGGGGGGCGTCTGGCTCCAGGTCATCAACAGGAACGACGGGGGGCGCTGGGTTCAGGGGGCGCTTGCGGCGAGTGCGGGCGGGCTGAGCGTCTCCGGTGGCTCCCTCACGCTGACGGGCGCCCTCAACCTGCGGCGCTTCGACGACGTCGTCGGGCTGCCGTACATGGCCCCGGACTCATGGATTCCGGAAGTGGCCGCGTGGCACTCGGCTCGCGCCTGGAGCGCGTTGCCGAACCTGACGGCGGGCGGGGCCTTTTCCGTCGGTGAGACGAAGGTGCTTGGCGAAGTGCGAGACGGCGAGTTCGTCGAGTTCATCCACCAGGGGGCCCGCGTCATCGGCGAGCGGCTCGAATTCACGTTGCGAGAGGTCTAGGAATCAATGCGTAGCATGTCGACTCAGGGGATGGCGGCGCTCACGAGCCCGGCCGGACACGCTTCCCATGTCCGGGTGAAGGTGCTCGACGACGCGGGGACGTGGCGCAATCTGAGCCAGCTTGAGGGCCGAGACTTTCTCGACGCCGTTGAGGTGGACGAGGACGTTGACCAGCCCGTCTCGGCCGCGACGGTGACGCTCAAGCGGCAGATTGAACTCTTCAGCGTGGCCCCGCTCCGGGCCGACTCAAAGCTGAATGCCACAAGCGGGCAGCTCATCCGGCCGGGGCGAGAGTTCTCCGTCGAGGCTGCGGTTTCGCCCATCGGCATGTCGCCCAGCGAGAGCGAGTGGCACACGCTGTTTCATGGGGACGTCGACGAAGTCGACTTCGCAGGCGAACAGCTCGTCTTCCGTGGTCGTGACTTGGGCGGCCGGCTCCAGGACTCGTTCATTGAGGCTGAGCGCGTCTATGGTGACGACGCGCAGGGCGTTGCCGTAGAGGCTGTGATGCAGGCCATCCTGACGGACAACGGGGCGGGAGTGGTGCTCCATAGCCCAGTGTCCCCCGGGTGGAGGCTCCGTCAGTACGCGCAGAAGAAGGCGAGCCTCCTCGACGCTGTTCGCGACCTGGCTCAGCAGATTGGCTGGGAGGCGCGCTATCGCTGGCGCGAGTCGAGCGGGACGTTCGCTTTGACGTTCTCCGAGCCCACTCGCACGAATCCGCCGCTCGCGTGGACCTTCGGCCCGGACGACTACCGCGACGTTGCGAAGCTCGCCATCAGCAGGACGGACGTCCGCAATAGGGTGGAGGTCGTCTTCTCGGACGCGGGCGACTTGGACGTCGCGGGGCACGCGAAGACGAAGAGTGTCGTCGTCGAGGATGCCGCGAGTCAGGCCGCTTACGGCGTGCGGTACATGCAAATCGCCGAGGACGCTTCGAGCAACATCGACCGCGAGGATGAAGCGCGGAAGATGGCGGAAGCGGCCCTGTCCGACTTGTGCGAGCCGCTCGCCGACCAGGAAATCGACCTCGACTTCTTCCTGCCGGTGGAGCTGGGCGACCTCTATCGGTTCCTCCCCAATGGCGTTCACTACTCGGACGCGCAGAATCTGGCAGTCACCGGGTTTCGCCACGTTTTCTCGTCGGAGGGGGACGCACGTACGACGCTGACAACGCGCGGGAAGCCCTCCTTCGGCATCTCCATGTGGCTGGAGATGGACACGCGTCCCGGCCTGGGCGAGCCCGCGCACACGTCCCCGCCGCTTGTCCCGCTGAGCATCAACGTGACGGCCGTCGTGAATGGCTTCTCGCTGTCCCTCACCCCGGCTTCGGGTGGCCCAGTTGCTTCGGGGTACGAGCTGCACGTTTCGACGTCCAGCGGCTTTACGCCGAGCAGCTCCACCCTGCGAGGGACGTTCGACACGACGGCATTCGGTGTGTCCGACCTGATGCCGGGGGCGACCTACTTCGTCCGCGTCGTTCCCCGGGACCGCTTCGGCAATCGAGGGAACGCGTCGCCTCAGCTCGCCGTCACGCCGAAGCCGCTTGAGGGCGCGTCGTTGAGCGATGCCGCGGTTGGCTTCCAGCACCTGCTGTACCCGCCCACCGACAACCTCATTCCGAACGGCTACAACGAAGCTGGCATTCGCGCCGTGGGGAAGTCGCCCGACGGTGACAGGCTCGTCGAGGACCCTGTCAACGCGCGGGTAGGGCGGTGGGTGCGCCGGGTGGAGCTGACGAACACGGGGGCGTGGCCGGGCATGAGTTGGACGGGCGGGTATGGCTCAGCGGTTCCAGGCGGGCGGCTCAAGTGCTCCCCTGGGGACGAGTTCTTCGCCGAGGTCTACGTCAAGGCGTCCTCAGCGACTGTGGGGGGCATGGGAACCCTTCATTTGCTTTGGGAGGACGGAAGCGGCGTCTACGCGGGCCAGAATACGGGCGTCTTTATGGGGCAGGTCGGGACGACGTACCGGCGTGTCACCGTGAAGGGGACGTGCCCGGCCGGATGCACGGGGGTTCAGCTCTTCTGGGAAACCCAGGTGGCGGCGGCGGACGTGGGCAAGCGGCTCTACTTCGATGCCGTCTCCATGCGGAAGATGGTCACCTTCGACTTGCTCGCGGCGAACACCCTCAAGACGTCCAACTACGCCGAGGACGGCAGCGGCATCCCTACGGCCGGGGCGAAGCTCGACAACGTTGGAACGACGCTCAAGGTGGCCTCGAACAACGTCCAGGTGGGGCGCTACTACCTGAGCGACGGTTTCTTCCGTTCGGTTCAGGCCCTCGCCGACACGGGAAGCCGCATCTACTACCGAGGCAACAACGAGGGCGTTCCGAACATCGACCGGCTCAACATCCAGGTGCTTGAGGGCTACGCGATTGCCGGGGCTGCCGGTGGCGCGGCGAACTTCACCTGGGCGCACTACCATGCCGTCATTCAGCCCCAGGCGGTGAGCGACAACCTCGATGCGCTGCGCTTCATGGAGGTGGGGTTCTACTGGGCGTATAGCGACAGCAACGCGCCCCAGTGGCTCTATGGGACGTCGGTGCCGCTGGCTGACCGCAAGTATCAGAATGGCGCGGTCGACGGTGACGCCAGCAACGCGACGAGCGCGGGCTTTACCTTCATGTATGGAGACCGGTTCAACCGGCTGCGGGACGCGATGACGAACAGGCTGCTTTACCTGAAGGTGCGGCTCCACAACGCGAGCGGCTACAGCGCCGAGCGGTGGTTCTTCCCGCCGAGCAGCTACAACGTCAACATGGTGCGGAGTGCGACCGGCCCCGCGTCAACGCCGACTGGCGGCGGTGGAGGTGGCGGGGGCTCGCACGGAACCTGCGTCGCGCCGTGGGAGCCGGTGTTGCTCGGCGATGGTTCGGAAGTGCCTGCCGAGATGCTCCGGCCCGGGATGCGGGTGCTCACCATGCACGAGCACGAGAGAGACGGCGGCGTTTTCGAGGTGACGCACGTCAGCAGTCATCAGGCGGCGCGGTGCACGCTCGCCATGACGGATGGCCGGGTGCTCGTCGTGACGCCGGACCATCGCTGGCGGACGTTTGAGCGCGGGTGGACGCGTACCGATGCGCTTCACCCCGGAGAGACGATTGATGGTGTCGCTCCGGGGCGTGTTGCCCGCGTGGACTCAAAGGACTTCGGCGACGTAATGAAAGTTAGCGTGCGGTTCGCGAAGACTTACGTAGTGCAAGGGTTGCTGGCCCATAACCTCAAGCCCCGAGACTAGGATGTGAGCCCAGATGTCGTTAGCCAGCTTGCTTCACGGTGGATTGGCTTGAAAGGCTAGCGCTGTGCGAGAGCCGTTGCTCGTGCAAAACGGTGAGCCCAGATAGTTCGCGCTGCTTTGCGTAAAGTTTATCGCGCATCCTGCTGACGAAGGTTGGATTCACGACAACAGGGGCTTCAAGAGCATCGGCTGCGAGCAGAGCCTGGCTGTAGAACTTCGAGGCAAGTCTGCGTCCCTGCTTCTCCTGAAACTCAATTTTGCTCCGCTCAACGCCATAGACGAACTGAAGGGCAATTGCCTGATCGTCTTCATCGATCCAACTCCAGCCGACCTGGAGAAGCTTGATTGCCTCGTCATTGCTCTTGTCGCTGAGTTCGAAGTAGCGATTCACGGTCGCGGTCCATTCGTTGGCTTCTACGTCATTCAGAAAGGCTGATGGCCCACGCTCCTCGCTCCGCTTCAAGATTGCTTCGGCTGCATTGTTTATCTTTTGTGCGGCTTGAACACGCAGGTTGCAAAGTTCGAGGATAAAGGCGAGTGGGCCGTATATGGTTGAAATCTGTGTCTTCAGGTATTCTACACGGCGGGCTTTGCTGGCCAGTGTGTCTTGGAGATCTCGCTTTATGTGTTCCAGCGCTTCGGTTCGTTGTGCGCGGTCGGCCTCCAGCTTTTCTTGGAGAGATGTATTGAGGGCGATATTCAATCTGGCGAGCTCTTCGCTATAGACTCTTCGTTGCTCTTCCAGTCTTCTATTGAAGCGAAACGAAGCCCACCCGACGATTCCTGCGGTGAGCATGCTGGGGATAATGACAGGAATCCCGAGCTTGACCCACTCGAACCAAGTTGGTTGCTCCGGGGCGGAAAGGACAGCCGCGAGTAAGAGTCCGGGAATCTCTAATGTAGTCATGCTCTCAGTGTACCAGACTCGATGCTCTTTACTGGCCTACGAGCGGGGCTGAGCCACTTCCAGAAGTCGCACGCATTTACCGGGGGCACCCTTTCGCTCCGGTGGCGCTGTGACCGCAGAAGAGACTCAGTCCGTGCAACTAGTAGTCGGCTCCCTTCTTGGAACGGCGGGGGTCGGCGTCCTCACCTGGGCCGCGAAGTCCCTAGTCGGGGAGATTCGCGCCCTCGTTGAGAAGGTCGCGCGGCAGGACGAGCGCATCAACGCGGTGGCCGTGGAGTTGGGCGCGCTGCGTCGGTGGCGCGACGAGTTCATCCGAGGGCTTCCGGCTCAGGTTCAGCAGGTTGTCGAACTGGAACTGCTTCGCATGTCCCAGTCGGGCGGGCGGGGCTCGTGA